ATGCTAACACAGTTGCAAATCATGGTGTTGTAGAAACTGCAATCACCGATGCTAACGTAGTATCTATCTTTGATGATATCTACAAGGCTATCCCTGCACAGGTTGTTGATAAGGATGATATCGCTATCTTCTGCGGTATGGATGTTTTCCGTACTTACACAGTTAAGTTGAAGAATAGCAACCTTTACCACTACCAATACGATGCCAAAGCTAATGGTGAGTTCTACCTGCCTGGCACTAACGTAAAGGTAATCGCTGTTCAAGGTTTGAATGGTAGCGGTAAGATTGTAGCTGCTCGTATCAGCAACTTCTTCATCGGTACTGACCTTCTGAACGAAGAGGAAAGATTTGAAATCTTTTACGCAAAAGAAGCCGACCAGGTGCGTTTCGTATCAGAATTCAAGATGGGTGTTAACTTCGCCTTCCCTGATGAGATTGTGAAGTTCTTCGTCTAAGATTTAACAAATAAGGTGGGAGAGTAAAATCTCCCATCTTTCTATAACTTTAAAAAATTAACAAAATGGCTTGTGCTTTAACACAGGGTTATACTTTGGACTGCAAAGACAGTTTAGGTGGTATTAAAGCCGTTTGGTTTATCGCTTTTGACAATGTTACTGCCGTAACGGAAGCCTCTGGTGTTGTTTCAGCGATTACCAAAGCAGCAGGTAAAGTGTTCTATAAATACCAATTGGTAAAGAATACAGGAAGCCTGACTGAAAATATCACCGCTTCCGTAGAGAACGGAACTGTCTTTTATGCTCCTGAGTTGACCATAATTCTCAATAAACTTCAAGCCAATACAAGGAATGAAATCCTTCTTTTGGCTCAGAATAATCTGATGGCAGTTGTTCAAGATAGCAACAGCAAATACTGGCTCTTGGGCAAAATCAATGGACTTGACCTGACAGCAGGTAATGCTGCCACAGGTACTGCACAAGGAGATAGAAGCGGTTATACTTTGACCTTCACAGGCGGTGAACCTGCTCTTGCTCCTGAGGTAAACAGCGGTATCATTGCAGGTCTTACTTCCTAAGGCTTTGGGGTTTTTAATAGGTTAGTGAAATGAGCCATCCTTCGGGGTGGCTTTTTCTTTTCCTGCAAAAAGTAGTGATTGTTCTATTTAGCATTAATGATACATCTCACGAAAGATAGTACCCAATTTGTCTATTTAACATTAACGGAGAAGGAAACTTTGACTACTCCGAATTATCTTTTTCGTTTTGTGAATCGTGAAACGAGAGTAGAAGTTACCTTTGTTTTGTTAAATGCTGCCGATGTTAGCCTGTTCAAGGATAGGTACAATAAATTCAGCATTGACGTAAACAAATACTTTGGTTGGGCAGATGCAGGGGAATGGCTTTACTATATCTATGAACAAGCAAGTGCGTACAATAAGGAGTATTCAGAAGCGACAGGATTGCTTGAAGAAGGGATAATGAGATTAAATGATTCCGAAAGTTTCAGCTATGTGCAGCATTCGGTTGATAATACATACATAACAAGATGATGAACGATTTAATCATATTGAATTTCCAAGAGGCAAGACAGCCTGAGTATAGGGAAAAGAAAGGCAGCAAAGGGGGTTATATTGAGTTCGGTGAACGTAATGATTACCCTAACTATCTTTTGGCTCTTTACAACAAAAGTGCTAAACATAACAGCATTGTTAAGGGTAAGGTAAACTACATTATCGGCAATGGATGGGCAACGAAAGAAGCTGACCCTGCTGCTGAATCTTTTATCAAATCGCCTAACCCTTATGAGAATTTGAATGACCTGACAAGGAAGGTGAGCATTGATATTGAGATTTTTGGAGGTGCTTATCTTGAGGTTATTTGGTCCGTTACAGGTGGCAACATTGCATCTGTTTCTCACATTGATTACACCAAGATTCGCAGCAATCATGACAATACTCAATTTTGGTATAAAAAGGATTGGAACGATAGGAAATATGAGCCTATCATCATGAATGCTTTCAATACTGATTTGAGGCAAGGAAAGCAGATTCTTTACATAAAAGAATATAGACCTGGACTTGATACCTATGCTCTGCCTGGCTACATGGGTGCTTTGAACTATATTGAATCTGACATTGAAGTCAGCCGTCATGTTTTGGGCAATGCTCAGACAGGATTCTCTGCTTCTAAATTGATTACCCTTCCGAATGGTGAGCCTTCACCTGATGAGAAGCGGAACATTGAAAGAAGGTTTACAGATAGATTTAGCGGTAGCGATGGGAAGAAATTCATCCTTTCCTTTACCAATGACCCTGCAAGGAAACCTATTATTGAGGACCTTGGAGCATCGGATATAACAAAAGAAGATTTTAGCAGGGTTGATGCCATAATTCAGCAAAACTTGTTTAGTGGACATCAGATTACTTCACCTGCTTTGTTCGGTATTGCCGAGCCTGGCAAGTTGGGAACAAGAACCGAGATTAGGGATGCATACGAGATATTTAAAAGTACCTATTCAAATGATAAACAGCAGTTCCTTGAATCTGTCTTTAATATGTTAGCTGTTATCAAGGGAAGCAGAACATTGATGTATATCAAGCCTGTTGAACCTATTGGGTTTGAACTTAGTGAGGCTGCCTTGCTTCAGATAGCACCAAAGGAATGGTTACTTGAAAAGGCAGGAATTGATATAAGCCAATATCAGCCTGAGGTAAATCCTGCTACCGCTCCTGCTGCCGAACAAGCACAGATTAACGAGAATTTAAAGAATCTTACGGGTAGGCAATATCAGCACCTGCAAAGGATAATCAGAGAATTTAGCAAAGGTAAACTGACCAAAGAAATGGCTTCTACCATGCTAAAATCAGGTCTTGGATTGACTGACAATGATGTTAACGTAATGCTTGGCATTGATGACAATCCAGACACAGAAGATTATTCTTTCAATAAATCATTGACCGAAGATGAGGTTATCGGTCTGTTCGCTGCCTATGGTGAGCCTTTAGAAGATTATCAGATATTAAGCAGAAGGGCGGTTTTTAGTCAAGCACAGGCTTTTGCTGAAGAAGATTTAATTGATAAAACAAAGGACAAGCAACTGCTAAAATTGATTGATGACAATCCACTTATCAGCATTGATGAGATGGCTAAAGCAGTAGGTAAAAGCAGGGAGTTTGTTCAGAGCAGGGTATCTTATTTGATTGAAAAAGGTGCGGTTGTTTACGATACACAGAAGCAGACAAGAAAACTGACAAAGCCTTTGAACAAGTTGGTGGATGATATGGAGATTACCACTTTTGAAGTAAAGTATGTCTATGATTGGAAGCCTATCGTACCTATTGAAGAAAGAGATACTCCCGAGCATCCATCCCGTAACTTTTGTAAAAGATTGATGAGAGAGCAAAGGACATGGACAAGGGATTCAATAGAAAGGCTTAGTGCTATGCTTGGTTATAGTGTTTTTGACCGAGGCGGTGGATGGTGGGGTGATTCATTCAGTTGTAGGCATAGATGGGAACAGGTAACAGTTGTTAAAAAGAAAAAATAATGAGCAGAAACGTATTATTCATATCAGTTGATACTATCAAGGACAGAACAGGACTTCATTTTAATGTTGACCCTAAGTTGGTGTTTCCTGACATCTTGTATGCTCAGGATGCCTACATTCTTCCTGCCTTGGGAACTGCCCTTTATGAGAGATTGCAAGATGGGATTGAGTGCGGTGATTTGAACTGCGATGAGGAAACTTTGCTTAATACTTACATAACCCCTTGCCTTGTTTACTATGTGATGAGTGAACTGCCGATGGCTTTGTCTTATCAATACTACAATAAAGGAGTGGTAAGGAAAAGCGGTGATGGGCAGACAGAACCTTCAGCATCTGAACTTACTGATGTGGCAAATAGGTATTCTGCAAGGGCAGAGTTTTACAAGCAAAGATTGATAAAATGGCTGAAGCAACAGAATAGCCAAAGCAAGTTTAGTGAGTACAGCAATCCAGGGTCAGGAGTTGATACAATCGTTCCCGACAATGAAGGTTACACTACAACGATTTGGCTCGGTGATGATTGGTGTGATGGCAGATATTTAACCTTTGAAGAGAAATATCAAGGTAACATAAACAGATGCTGCAATGGCAAATAAGACCTATTCAAAAAAGAATCAGGAGAAACTAAGGGTATTTTTAGAAAAACAAAAGCAAGGAAATGACATTAAATCAAGTGATAAAGCAGATAGAGGACATCGGAAATGCTCAT